TTTTGATAGGAAGCTATTTTACCCCGCTTCAAGCTATTGGAATGCGCTTAAGCGGGAGGTTTATTGTGGACCTGAGCATTCGTTGGAGGCGATGAATGGATAAGCCTCAATGGCTAAAGCGCTTGATGTGTCGAATAGTCGGCCACAAGCTAAATGAAGACGGTTCGGTTTGTCTTCGATGTAACTTGTACTTCAGTCTAGAAAAGTTGATGAGAATTGTATTGGAGAAATGCCATAAAGAGTTAACGAGGAACATACTTGAGAACAACGAGTATTTAAAAAGATTGAAGTCTAGAGTTAAACCATCACTTTAGAATTGGTTAATCGTGGAACCATCGGAGTAATAATGCACAGCGATATAAGAGACAAAATGAACCAATGGTCCCGCTGGCGTCAGGCACGGATCACTAACGGGCTTAAGTTCCCCGCCAAGACGATTCTTGGAAAGATGATGGACGGAATGCCAGGGACCATATGCCCCCTATGTCGTGGTCACGACGATGAGTGCGCCGTCTGTGAGGGGAGCGGAAGAGTTAAACTCGACCCCGGTGGTGCGAAAGTTAATCCAGCTTTCATCGGATCAACGTACCGTCAGCCTGACGACCCGCAGAGCCAAACTATTGATCGCCTTGTTTGTGAACTCAGAGCTGGTAAGAAGACACAGAAATACTTCTTCGTAATCTGGGAAGAGTACTGCGCACGCAACGGAACCCAAGAGATTAAGGCGTCGAGAATTCACATTTCTCACGAATACTATCGGACGCTCTTAAAAGAGGCTCACAAACTGCTTGAAATAGGCATCCAGAATGTGAGTAAAAAGTCAGAGAAAGAGACTCACAATGCTGCGTGAAAGTGTTGATATTTCCCGGAGATTTACTATGATGCGTTTTATACTCCGCCGGACCTGTCGGTTTTAATCCTACACATGATTGGGATTAGAAAAGGCAATGTGCATTTCTTCAGTCCAACAACCTGTTCTCATGACGACTGCATACAGCCGCGCCTCAAAGGCCGGAAGCTATGTTTCGATCACGCTATAGCCGAAGAGGACAGGGAAGACAAAGAGCGCGAGGCTCTTTTACGTGAAGCCGGTGTAGAGGAAGTAATCCTAACCGGTAAAGACGTATGGTTGTATTTCATCGGACTGGAAGGCGACGACTCAATAGTTAAAATCGGTCGCACGAACGGCGACGTCATGTTACGGCTCAATGCGCTACAGGTCGGGAATCACAGAACACTGTACATTCTGGCTAAGGTCATAGCCCCATTAGACGCCGAATATGTCGTACATCGGGCATTTAAGCTAAATCTAGTTAAGGGCGAGTGGTTCAAGCGAGACGACCGGCTTAATAGCTTTATTGAGGTCGCCAAGCGAGAGAACTGGAAAACCCTAGCTCAATTGCTCAAAATGTACGAGCAATGAACTACGAACCCGGCACAAAAATCCGCTTCCTCATGGGCTCCCATAACGGAGACTACGCAACCGTCATCAAATTCGTAAAAGACGGTTTCTATCTCGTCAAATTCGATGACGGAGAGGAAAAGGAAATGCCGGGGTGGACGTTTGAGGAAGTGAAAGACTAAATGCCAACTAGCACATGTGGATATAGCAGTAATGTTCCATGGATCAGAAAGCCGACCAAAGCTGATTACGTTATAGCTAGACAGTTCAGGCAACCGTTACCGAAAGCTTGCCTTAGATATCTAGCTATTAAGAAGAAGCGAATTTGATCAATCCCAAGCCCCCTAACCGGGGCTTTTTTATTGCCTGTTGCAAATAAGGATCAACCCCATGAGCGGTCTACGAGACAAGCTAGCAAGTCTCTTGCTTGGTAGCGCCCAAGCCAATCAAGGTCCAAGACCAATCGATGGCGTGACGGCTTTGAAACTACATCCTGTTTGGCAACAGCAATACAACGAAGCACAGATGAACGGACAGCCATTCCCGCAATTTGAAGAATGGGCACAAGGCTATCTGAACCAACAACCTGAAGGTCAACCCAATGCCCTCCTTAATCGGCAATAACACACTCAATCCGAATTACCGACAACCCACTGGAAACCAATTCCAGAACGGTTATCAGATGCCCACTCAAAACCCCATGCAGGTATACAACGCAAACCAAATGGGTGGACATCCGAGTCAGGTAACTCAACAGGCACCTCAACCTCAAATGCCACAAATGCCGATGGGTGGGAATGTAAGTCGTCCGAGTAACTTTCCTATTTATCTGGCGAATGCTTTGAGGAAGTACTAACTAGTTGCAATTTCAACCAACTGAGGAATAGTTTATGCCCCGACCACTCGGGTCAAAAAACAAAATCCCGACCGCTGCGAAAGAAAACATATCAGCAGTCTTTATCAGGTTAGGCGGTACAGCCGCTATGGCTGAATGGGCGAGCGAAAACAAGACCGAGTTTTACAAGATTTACTCGCGTCTCCTTCCCCATGAAGTCACCGGACCTGATGGCAAAGAATTCGTGTTGAAATGGGTCGAAGGGAAATAGTAATTCCCTATGCCCCTAGACAAGCGTTTAGGGACTATCACGATACCCAGAAACGATACTGCCTAACGGTTGCTCACAGACGAGCAGGTAAAACCGTAGCGCGTGTCAACAAGCTCATCCGCAAAGCGGTTGAGTGCACGTTACCCAACCCTCGTTTTGGCTATTTAGCTCCGTTCTTCGTCCAGGCTAAAGACATCGCCTGGATGTATCTCCTGCACTACGCAGGACCGATATTAGAGCTAGGCGGGAAAATCAACGCCTCTGAACTAAGCGTCACGTTACCGCATAACAACGCGGTGGTAAGACTTTACGGCGCTGAGAACGCAGAGCGTATGAGAGGTGTGTACTTCGATGGAATCGTCATCGACGAAGCCCAAGACATCGCCGCTTACGTCTTAACGCAGATCATTCTCCCTGCTTTGGCTGACCGTAAGGGATGGTTAGATGTCAGTGGTACGCCCAAAGGCTGGACCAATCTCCTGGGAGCGTTGGCCAAGCTGGCTAAGGAAAACGATGAATGGTTTTTCCAAGTACTTCGAGCGTCTGAGACAGGCATTCTCGATCATGAAGAGTTGGCCAGGCTTAAACGGCTCATGCCAGAGAATGAATTCGAAGCTGAGATGGAATGCTCGTTTGATGCGGCTATCACGGGTGCTTTCTACGGTAAGGAGTTTGTTCAGGCCGAAAGAGAAGGGCGTATTCGAGATGTCGACTATGACCCGTCTATTCCCGTCTACACAGCCTGGGACTTGGGATATTCGGACGATACCTCTATCTGGTTCTACCAAGTGTTTAGAGGCGAAGTCAGGATCATCGACTACTACGCAAACTCAGGATTTAACGTAGAGCATTACGCGTCAGTCGTTCTAAACAAACGCTACAAGTACAAAACCCATTGGCTGCCGCATGACGCAAGAGCCAAGACTTTAGCCAGTGGTGGAAGGTCCATCGTTGAACAGTTAGCCAGCCATTTAGGCATCGGCAATCTATCCATCTTCCCTGAGTTATCGGTTCAAGACGGCATCCAAGCTGTTCGTTTGATGCTGCCTAGATGTTATTTCGACAAGGCCAAGACAGAGCCAGGGATTGAGGCGTTGAAGCAATACCAACGTGAATACGACGACGACAAGAAAGCTTTTCGTGACAAACCACGACACGATTGGACCTCTCATGCGGCAGACGCTTTCAGAGGCGTTGCCTTGGCGTGGAGAGAAGAATTTAAAGAGGAAGCCCAAAACCTTCCTATCCGTGGAATCACCGTAGGCAATGTTCATGGTGTCTCCCTAAACGAGATGTGGGACACCGTTAAAAAACAGAGTTCGAGGATATGACATGGGCATTCTAGTACCAGGCGGTACCCCTAAAAATCTTGCTGCCTCAGGCGCGGTGAGTCTTTCTCCTGGCCAATTGCTTGGCTTCTACGTAAACAGCACATCCAGCGGCACCATCATCATCAAAGACTCAACCGATGGCAGTGCAGGCGCTATCAGCGGCACGATTACCCCTGCCGTGGGGTGGCATAGCTTCCCTGCCTACTGTGTTAACGGCTGTTACGCCACGATTGGTGCAACGCTTAACGTAACGTTGTTCTTCGCGGCTGGTTAATGGAATCGTCTTCCGAAGTCCAATCATGGTTGGATCAAATATCCAGCTATGAACGAGAGTTCAAGAAGTGGGAAGGCCGAGTCACAAAGATCATCAAGCGATATCGTGACGAAGACCGTAAAACCTCAGATAACTCGTCTAAGTTCAATATCCTTTGGTCGAACGTCCAGACGTTAACCGCTGCGACATTCGCCAAAGTCCCGAAGCCTGATGTAACACGTCGTTTCAAAGACAACGATCAGGTAGGACGGGTAGCCGCTCTCATCCTAGAACGAGGACTGGACTACGAAATACAGAAATATACGGATTACACGACAACGTTACGACAGAGCATCTACGACCGATTCTTAGGCGGCCGTGGGACAGCGTGGGTGAGATATGAACCGCACTTTAAAGCTGCCGAACAAAACCTACCCACTGACGGAGACCAGATCAGTGAAGACGTGGACCTTCCAGGCGAGCAGCTCGACTACGAGTGTGTCCCTACTGATTACGTCCACTGGAAAGATTTTGGTCATACCGTTGCCCGAACCTGGGAAGAAGTCACAGCAGTATGGCGAGTGGTCTATCTCACCCGTGAACAATGTATTGAGCGTTTTGGGGAAGAAGTAGGAAGTAAAATCCCCCTCGACTCAAAGCCGGAAGACTCATCCGATAAACAGTCGAAGTCAGATGAGAAGAAAAGTAGAGCGAAGATTTACGAGATTTGGAACAAGACCGATAAAACCGCTCTGTGGATTGCCAAGTCCGGTGGAAAGCTCTTAGACAAAAAGCCTGACCCGTTAGGTCTTGAAGAGTTCTGGCCGTGTCCAAGGCCGTTGTTTGCGACGTTAACCAACGATTCGTTAGTCCCTGTTCCTGACTTTAGCCTCTATCAAGATCAGGCCAATGAACTCGACATCATTGCCGACCGTATCGACGGTCTTATCAAGGCGCTTAAAGTCTCAGGTGTATACGACGCTCAATACAAAGAAATTGGACGACTCTTCACGGAAGCAGAAAACGGAACGTTAATTCCGGTAAAGAACTGGAACGCCTTTGCCGAGAAACAGGGTTTAAAAGGCGCTATCGACGTTGTAGACCTAACTCCTATCGCGGCAGCGTTACGAGAAGCCTACGGAGCTATGGAGCAGGTTAAAGCTCAGGTTTACGAGATCACGGGTATCTCAGACATCATCCGTGGTCAAACCGAAGCCTCAGAGACCGCGACGGCGCAACAGATCAAGGGCCAGTATGCGAGCCTTAGACTCAAGTCCTATCAGGAAGAAGTGTCGCGTTTCGCAACCGAGATACTTCAAATCAAGGCACAGATTATGTGTGCCAAGTTCACTCCACAGACCTTGTTGTCTATTAGCGCAGCGGATCAATTATCTGAAGCTGATAAACAACTAGTTCCCCAGGCTTTAGCTTTGTTGATTGGCCAGGAGAGGTCACAAGACCCAACGGCTAATCCTGGACCTAATCCGTTACGTGCGTTCCGAATCGACATCTCTGCGGACTCTCTGGTTTATCTGGATGAGCAGGAGGAGAAACAATCAAGGCTTGAGTTCCTAAATGCGACAGGTGGCTTTCTGGACAAAGCCATGATGGCCGCTCAGCAAATGCCGCAGTCAGCTCCTTTGTTCATGGAAATGCTGATGTTCGGTATTAGGGGGTTCAAGATCGGTAAATCCATCGAAGGCGTCTTCGATCAGACCCTAGAGCAAATGAAGCAAATGGCGCAGCAGCCACAGGACAAGCCTGATCCTGAAATGGAGAAGGTCAAGGCTCAACAGCAGGCCGATCAGGCAAGGCTACAGCACGAAATGCAGGTCAAAGAAGCAGAGCTTCAGTTCGAATCTCAAAAGCTTCAGTTGGAACAACAGAACCGCGAAGCCGAACAGCAGAATCAGTTGGCTATCGAGCAACAGCGAAACCAGCTTGAACACGAACGAGAACTCACCAAGCTCCAGCTTGAAGCCGAGGCAAGGGCTAGAGAGATGGATTTTGAACGTTGGAAGGCTGAACTAGAAGCCAGGAACAAAATTGAGATAGCCGAAATCAGCGCCAAAGCTACGTTGGATTCGGCCCAAATCACCGCTGCTAAGAGGGCTGAAAGTGCGTCAGCGAATGTGTAATCACTGTAGACAGTGGAGTGAAGTTGTTAAAGGGGTGATGTGGGAATGTGGTCATTGTGGATATGACAACAGTCCAAGATTGGCCAATACAGGGATCATGCCGGATATTCAGCCGTACAAGTCCATGATTGACGGTTCAATGATTACCTCTCGCTCACATCATCGGGCACATTTGAAACAACACAATTGCGTTGAGGTCGGTAACGATCCGTCCATCATGAACGCTAAGCGTAAGCCCCTGGAAGCGCCGCCAGGGCTTAAGGAAACGCTGATCCGTGTGGCGAATGAAAAATTGAGGTAACTATGGCAACTGTCGCACAGATTCAAGCTCAACTCGATCCGCAGGGTTTAAACACCAAGATCGTGATCGTGAAACAGTTCACCGTTTCAACCACGGATACGTTTTATTGCACCGGTGGTGTGGTCGCTCCCGGTAAAGCAAAGTGGGTGACAACCACCAATACCGATACGGCGGCTCAGCAGGCCACATCCATTACCACGGGTATGACTTCGTAATGAGAGACCACAAAGAAATCAGCTCGGAGATTCACGAGCTTGTCTCTGAGAATAGCGATGTTTTTAGAAAATACGCCATCTTATGTGACGAGCTGCTTAGCCATGAAGACAGCAGGGGCGTATCGTTGTTTTTTATAACGCCAGATTCTAAATATTCAAGTTTAATTATTTCAAAGGGCATTAGTTCTAAAACACTGTCGTGAGACAGCACGCACAAGGCCCCGAAAGGGGCCTTTTCTTTTGGAGATGATATGACTGACACGCAGACTACTTTGCGCGACACCATCAGTAATGCTTTTGATCAGGTAGATAAACCCGAAACGACTGAAGTCCAGCCACAGGTTACTCAGACTGAAACTAGTTCAGATCGAGTCAGAGACGAGAAAGGTCGATTCTCAGAGAAACAAGAGAAGATCGAGGTTAAGACCGATAAACCGTCGGTAACCACTATCCCTGAAGTGAGCAAGCTTCAGCGTCCGTCTAGCTGGAAAAAGGACTACTGGAATCACTGGGACAAGCTGACCACGGGTCAGGCGCTAACCCCAGAAGAGTCCAAAGCATTGGCTGAATACGCGCTTCAGCGTGAACAAGACTTCTCCAAAGGCGTTTCCACTTACAAACAAGAGTGGGAAAACGCTCGTCCTGTTCTTGAGGCGTTGAGCCCGTTTAGGGAGCTCATCAAGAACAGTGGGATGAATGAAACGCAGTGGATCCAGGGCTTAGGTCAGGCGCACCATGCGTTACTAACCGGTTCCGCTGATCAGAAACTTTCCATGTTTCTCAAACTGGCGCAGGACTACCAAGTCCCTGTCCAGAACCTCTTTA